CCTTCGTCGTGAACGGGAGCGCGTAGCACCCCTGCATCTGTCTTTGCGCCGTGATGCTCTGTTCCGTGCATGTCAGTCCCGAGAACGGGCAGTCGCACGCGTAGTACCCTTGCACAATCGAGCATCCGCCTCCGTAGGTCGGCGCCGATGCGGTCGGAATCGGGCAGTCGTTGATATTGTCAACGGCGCAGTCGCATGCGCCCGTCCATTCGAGCTTGTACTTCCATTCCGTCCCCGCGTTGTTCTTCAGGCAGATCGTGAGCGGCCCATACGTTTCGAGCGGCGCGCACGGTCCTACGGGTTCCTGATCGCAGCAGCACGACGCGGGAGCGAGCGTCACTTGGTATCGCTTTCCACGTAGGACGGCGGAACGCAGTACCACCCTTCCGGAATGGTTACGGCGTTCTCGGAGAGTTGCCACCCATCCGCGCTTCGCACGTAGACGCGACCGCGCATATCAGGTCCCGTTCTGATCGGACTGCTCTCGCTCACGAGTACCGCTCGGGTGCATCCATTCGCGAATGCGAGCGCCAGCACGGCGAAGCATGTCGGGATCGCGAGGCGCGTCCGACGCTTGACCCTTTCGCTCGACGAGGCGATGCACCCATGCGAGCAACGAATCAAGGATCGCTCGGATCGCGGCATACACGTCAGGCCTTCGCGTTGTCCTTGGCGAAGATCAGGCCGACGCCCGCGATGATCGCCGCGATGAGCGCCGCCCAATCGGGCTGCGTCTGCGGGTTCGCGTCGGTGAGCGCGGTGAGTGCTGCGCCGCCAGCGACGAGGATCGCCGCGACACCCGCGCCCGTCGTCTTCCACGACTTGTCCTTCAGTGCGTTCACGATGCTCATGGCAGTCTCCTTTCGAGTTTGCTTTCGATCTTGTCGAGGCGAGAGTTCGCCGCTTGCTGCTGCGTGACGAGCTGCATCAACAGTCGATCGTGATGCAGGAATGCCCCTAGCACGGAACCCATGATCGTGAGCGCGAGCGCGCCGATCGCGAGCCAATCGCGAAGCGATAGCTTCACGGTGTTGTCTGCCTCTCTCGTCATTTCCTCATCGTAGCAATGGGGTGCGTGAATGTCATCCGATTCGGATGGCGGTGATACCCGTGACGCGCGGCACTTCTTGGGATGGCGATATGTGAACTGCTTCGACGTACCCATCCCATCCGATGCCTTGCAAGGTAATCGCGAGCGAGCCCGCCGTCGTGATGATCGTCGTGAAGCTCGTACTCGCCGCGCCGTAATCGATCACTGCGCTGATCGCACCGCCTCCATGTTGCACGTTCGCCGCGTCGATCAACTGGAACTCGGCTGCATTGGCGTCACCGCCGCCGACGGTCATCACGTTGCCCGTGACGAGCCACGTTCCTTCGGTCAGCGTAAGCGTCACGATCGTCGTGAACTTCTTGGCGCTCAGTGCGACGGTCCCGGCCGTGAGCCACGACTCGACGTACGACAGGTCGATGTACTTCCGGCTCCATCTCGTGTGCGCCGTTTCCCACTGCAGCACGTCCTTCTCCGACGGCGTCCCCGACTGCACGTTGTGCGTGTGGATCTTGTGGACCGTCGGGTTCGGATACGTGCCTTGCAGGTCTCCCCCGGCAGTTCCCGCGGGGATCGCCTGCACCGCGATTCCTCCGGTCGTCGTTCCGTCGCCGATGAACAGGCGCGCCGTATCAGTGACCCATAGCGGCTCGCCTGCATCAGCGATGAAGGTGCGATTCGCTTCGAGGCCGCGTCGGATCTGTAGTGACATGGGGACTCCTTGCTGTTACGTGAAGTTTCCGAAGTCGAGGATCGTTTCGTTCGGCGCGGCAAAGGTTTCCGCGTCGTATGGGATCGCGAGCGGGTCCGGCACGAGGAACGATCCATAGTCGTATGCGTTCGTCACGGGTTGCGGCGGCTCGGGGCACGTTCCGTCGATAGGGTTCGCCGCGCTGAACTCAAGCTTCAGGATCCCCGCGGTGTCTCGCGTCATCAACAGGTGCACTACTGCACCTTCCGGGACGGGGCGGATCTCGAAGCCTTCGTGCTCCTGCAGCTCAACACCATCCGGCTCGAGCACGGCGTACCCGTACGCGAGTGCTTCCGTGTTGCCCGCTTCGAGCGTGTTGAGCGCCTTGCTCATTCCCGGCGTCGTATCCGTCAGCGCCGAGAGTGCGTCCGCCCCATAGGTCGTTTCGGCTGCGACGCGGCGAACTTGCGTCCACGCGTATTCCCATCGCGCGACGCTTTCGATCTTCGTCGCTTCGCCGATCTCAACAGTGATCCATCGCGGCGCGTCTCGAATGTTGCCGAGTTGCCCGTTCGTTACGGCGATCTGCGCCTTGACGTAGTCGACCGCCTGCACGAGGTCTTTCCATGCAGACGGCGTAAGCGCCCCGAGTCCGGTCGTGATGGTCGGCTTCATCGCCATCAGGTCATGATCCCCATGCTTCCGAAGTTGTACGTCGATGGGAACGGCTGCCGCCAAACGACGAGCGACGCGTTACACAACCCGCTTCCGTCGGGAGTGCTCAGACGCGGTCGCGCATCAAGGTCTCGAATCGCGACTTGTCGGCAGTGCGCGTAGTCGTCATATACGAACTTGTACTGCACTTCGTACTTCGATATGCCGACACGCTTCGCCGTTGCGCCCGTGAACAGGACGTAGCCCGCGGCCGCCCCGAGCCACGTCGTGCTGTTTCGCTTGCCGAGCGCGGCGCGGATCGCGGAGGCGTTGTTGTCGGCGCGATAGTTCGTGATCGACAGTTCCTGCGTCGGCACGAGCGTCGTGACCGGCTGCCCGCCCTGATCGATGGGCGTCCCTCCGATATCACTGTTGCCCGGCGTGTTGAGGTTCGCAGGCGCGCTCGCCCCCGATCGGAAGAAGTCGACCGCCGTCGCGCTGCTGTTCATGTCGAGCGCGACGAACTCGTCGTCCACGGTCTCGGAGTTGTATGACAACGTCACGGACCATGCGCGTCCGGCGGTGTCTTCGATGCTGTCGACTTGCTTCGAGGCAAGGTACGCATTCACGCCGAGCACGGTCTCCGTAGTTCCGAACGCCGGGAGGGCCGACATAACGTCTGCATACGTCAGTGCCGAGCCGTCGCTTGCGGTCGCGAGGAACTCCTCGACGTAGGTACTGGTGTCGTCTGATCCGGCAGACGCGCCGATCTTCTTGATGTCGAGGACGACGGCAGGCATTAGGTGAGGACTCCCGCGAATGCTCGCGTATTGGCTTCGATCTGCTTCAGCACCGAGAGCGTCTGGTCTTCAAGCATTGTTCCCGTGTTGCGACTGCCGCCTTGTTCTGCAGCCGCCGCCATCAGGCTCGAGGTCGTTGCGGTTGCTCCGGCGATCTGCTCGAGCATGCGCGCCGAGGTGCTCTGCACGTCGAGCTGCTGCTCGGCGATGCGCACCGAACTCATCATGCCGGGAAGCTTGATCGACCCGAGCGCGGTCTGCACCGAGTCCGGTCCCGCCGCGGCGGCTTTGTCTTCCTTCGCCGCCGACTTTTCCTTCGACGCGTCGATCTTGTCCTGGAGCGCGAGCCCCTTGGCGATTTCCTCTGCCGTCGCCCCGGCCGCTCGGAGGCGTTCTTCGAGAAGTTCGCGCTCGCTCATGGTCGCGCGCTTCGCTTGATCTTCGAGGTCGCGAAGCATGTTCCCGACCTGCGTATCGCGCAGAGCACCGAGCGCCTTGCTGATCTGGTCTTCGGTCGCGTTCAGCGCCTCGAGGCGGCGCCGCATCAGTTCCATCTCTGATTTCCCGGCGTCATCCGCGGCGCGCGCAACGTCTTCGAGGATGCGCTCGACCTCGGCCGCGTTGTTCGCCGCGGTCTCCATCGCGGCGAGTTCGCCTTGCAGACGGATCGCTTCATCGATCTGCGCCTGCGTAGCGCCCAACGATGCGAGCTGCGCGGCGGCAAGTTCGCTCGCGCTCTTGCCGAACTCGTCCACCTTCTTTCGCATCTCCTCGAGCTGCGCGGTGATCTTGTTCGCGTTCTCCGCATCCTTGATCGCTCGCGCGTAATCCTCTGCCGCCTTGACTTGCGCCTCGGTCGCGCCGAGGCGTCGAAGCTCGAGCTCGAGCATCGTTTCTTCGCTCAGCACGAGGCGGTCGTACTTGGACGCGAGGTCCTCCATCGTCTTGGCGATCTGCTTCGCGTTCTCGGCTTTGGATTGTGCCTCGTTGAGCTGCTTCTGCAGCGTGATCGCTTCCGCGATCTGCGCTTGTGTTGCGTTGAGCGTGGAGAGCTGCCGCTCGAGCATTTGCTCGGGCAACGCGCCGACGTTGGCAATGTCATCACGCAGCTTGCTGATGATCTTCCCGACTTCCTCGGCTTTCGCGATCGCCTTCGGATCGATGACTGGCGCCGGAGCCGCCGCGGCCGCAGGTGCTTCAGCAGCCTTCTTGCGAGCCGCCTCGAACGCTTCGAGCGCCTTGGCGAGTTCTCCGGCTTCACCCTTTGCGTTCGCGAGCCACGAGGTCGCGAACGCGGCGAAGCGATCTCCGGCATCGTTGAAGTCTTGCGCCGAGCGATTGAACGCGTCGGTCTTCAACTTGTCGGCGAGTCCCGTCAGGCTTTCCAATCCGGCCGTCGGGATCTCGATTCCCGGGATCAGGTTGATCGTTTCGACGATCCCAAGGATCGTGCGAAGCACCTTTCCGATCACGTCGAGCATGACGCCCGCGACGAATCCGTTGATCGTCTGCAGCACGTTCAGGATGCCCATCAGCAGCTCGTAGGCCGGGCGTAGTCCGTCGATGAATGCGGCCGTCAATCGCGCGAGACCACTCATCGCCTGATACAAGTCGTCCGCGTTCTGCGAGAGCAGTTCCTTCAGACCATCAGTGACTTTCTGCAGCAACGGCGCAAACGGCGCAACGGCTTCGGCAAGCAGTCGCTGGAACGCGAGTCCGAGCGTATCGACGGAGTCTTGCAGCGATGCGAGCGCCTGCACGCTTCCTTCCCTGATGGAGAAGGCCGCCGCTTCCTTGTTGAGTTGCTCCATCTCCTCCGCGGTGAGTTTGACCATACCAGCGAGTCCGGCGCCCCCCTTGCCGAAGATATCTCGCAACGCCTTGACCTTCTCGGTATGCGTCGGAAGCTCGCGGATCTTTCCGATGATTTGCTCGAATGCAGCGGTCGCGTCTTGCGTGTTGAGTTTGCCGATGTCGAGCCCGAGGCGCTCGAATGCCTTGGCCGACTCTTGGCTTCCCTGCGCCGCACTCGCGAGCGCGAACTGCATCTTCGTGATCGACGCGCGGATCTTCTCGGGTCCCGCTCCCGCCGCGGTGCCGATGTATTCCAGGCGTTGGAACCCTTCCGCAGTCGTTCCGAGTTCGTCGGCGGTTTCCTTGAGTTGGTCGCCGAGTTTGGCCGCCTTCAGCGTCGCCATCACGATCGCCGCCCCGACGGCAGCGATCGCGACGCCGGCCGCGGTCGCCGCGAGTGCCGCGGCAGTGAACGGATTCGCGAGGAGCGCGATGGAGTCGCCGAACATGGCGACAAACTTCGAGCCTCCTTGCGCGACGTTCGCGATTCCCTGAAGGCCGCTCATGATGCGAGCGGCTCCTGCGCCGAGGTCTCCGGGAAGCACGGAGGCGAGCATTCCTCCCGCACCCATCGCGATGCCGCCGATCGAGGCCGCCCATTGCCCGAGGCGTCCCTTCGCTTCGGCAAGCGACTTCTCCATCGGCTTCGTATCTGCGCCGATCTTGACGAACAGATTTCCGATCGTCGCCATATCAGTAGGCCCCCTGCTTCCCAGTGGTAACCATTTCC